AAGATCTGGGTTAGACGCAAGTATACCTTCAATAGAAGCCAGAGTAACTCCAGTGATCTCCTTGTTCTTCTGGTACTTCTCAATGCCTTCACCGATCTGCTGACCGAAGTTAGCTAGTGCCTGCGCTTGTATGCTAGCGGCTTTTGCAAAGCCACTGTAGTCAGCGTTTCCCAGTCGTGGGTCAATTTTTGATCCTGTTTGAAATCCCATAATATATTTTCTTTAAGTTTTAACCTAGGCCACCCAAGTAGCCACCACCAATTGCACCAACTGCACCCATCACTCCAGCCTGCCCTGCTGCCTTAGCTTGAGCCTGCATTCCTTGGAACGTAACGTCCTGTCCTCGCTGTTGCAATGCCATATTGATACCTACATTAGGGTCGAACAACTGAGGCCCCATAGGGCCTGCTGCGCCCTGTTGTGCCTGTCCTAGTACTTGACTACCTAGACCAATAGATTGAGAAGGACGACCAAGAATAGTCATACCTACGTCACCCGCAAGCTGACGGTTCATACCAAAAGCCTGTTGTAAATTCTGTCCGTATTCGCCCCTGCGTTGTGCAGCAAGTGCTTCGCTACTAGTAAGCATTCCTGCTCCCTGACCAAGACGAGAACCACGCAACCCAGCTTGTTGTCCCAACAACTGTGAACCCATAGCAATTTCACGTTCCTGCTTTTGCATCTCCTGTTCCATACGTGACTGCATCTCGCCGTATAAGGCACTTTGATCCATTCCACGACCACGAGAAGCGAAGGCTTGCCTTGCTGACTGCTGCGCTCTGCGAACCTCAAGTGGAGTAAGTTCGCCTGTAGATGCAGCAAACTCCATACCCCGCTGAGAAAGCAATGCTTCCTGTTCAGTAGGAGATAAATCCGACAAGGACATACCCATTGCTTGCAGTTGTTGCTCTGCTGCACTTGCGGCCTGAAGTTGTGCTCGATCTGTTGCCTGTTCAGCAAGTCCTGTACTGTAAGGGTCAGCGGCACGATAAGCTTCGACTACCTGGGGGGCAAACTTTTGTAGTGCAGCTACATCTGATTCACGCTGTAAGCCTAGTTGCTCACGCTGTAATGCACCTGCACGGGTTGACTGCTCTTCAAGGAGCTCAAACAAGCCAGGGGTTGCCTCAAGGGTCGGAGACATACCTTCAAGTTGTGCCTCAAGTTCCGCAATTTTAGTTGCACGATCCCCTATACTTGAACCCTCAATTGCTTCAATAAAAGATTTTCGCTTTGCTGCTTGTTGTTTATTTTTCTTTTGATTACCGCCTGGCCAACGTGCTCTTCTGCTTTGTTGACTATTTGGGTAAAGTTCATACGCTCTTTTTTCCAGTGCTTTATCCCGCTCTGCACTATTCAATGACGCATATTCTTGACCTGCTTTTAACCCAGCAAGCTCTGCTTGCAGACGTGCGTACTCAGGGTTAGCTGTACCAGCCTCAATGCCACGAGCCATTACGCCAATGTCAGCTAGCTCTAGTGCCGTGTACTGCGGACGGTAGGTCCGCTCTGCACCGATCAATCGCTCCTGCAATCGAGGATCCGTGATGCCTTCGTAAGAGCCACTAAAGCTTTTACCGAATAAGTATTCACCCATTGACTTTCCAGGGTCAATTGGTGGTGGTGCTTTTGATCCTCCTTTTCCGCCTCCCATAATATTATATTCCTAAGATTTTGTTGAATAATGCAGTGCTGTATACCACTTTAGTGGGAGCACCTTGTCTGTATCGTATGCCTAGTAGTTTTTTTTGCATAACCTCAGGGCATTTGATGATGAAGTTATGTGTAAGTTTCTTAAAAGATTGATTATCCTCCGCAAATAGGAAGGCCATAAAGATTGCATTGCCGTTCTCCTTGTCCGACTCCCAGTTCTGAACAAAAAACCAGTCGTCCTCCTCGTCGCAATTATACCACATCAGGACACCTAGGATATTACCCTCTGCGTCCTGCTCTGTAGTAATAGTATCCTTAGCCATATGATAGGCCACAAGGAGTTGTATCAAGTCACGGGGCCACCCGTCCAGTACCTTGCCGTTCTCCTTTTCAATACAGAAGTCCACTACCTTGTCGATGTAGACAAGGGCTTCTTTTTGCGTAGCGTTTTGCAACGCTAGTTGTACTGATTGAAGAAGAGGGTTCATTAATTACTGTGGAATTTCGGTTGCTATTAAGGTAGAGATTGTTCGTCCGAAGTCGGGCTGGGTGCTAGCACTAGTTCCCCGATTAATATAAATACCTACAGTGCTAAAATTACTGACCTGAATTTTATATACAACTGGCGTTCCAGCAACTACTGCTGTCGAGTCAAGGTAAGACATCCCCCCTGAGCAAGGGGTGTAGGCACTGCCGTTACTGCCCGTAAAGGAACACTGCTGTGTAGTTCCATCAGCATCACCAAGGGCAATTGCAACACCATCACGGACAAACCTGAAGCGAGTTGGGTAGTTGATGTTGGTACTAGTAGATAAAACATCTGCACTAATCAAGACGTTGGAGCTAGATGAAGTCGGGGTAATTGAAAGCGAAAAATCAGGAATATCAAACCACGCACCTTGTGGATTTAATTGCACAAACGTATCTGTTTTAACAGTTTGGACAATGTTTGGAGTGTAGCTTATACTGTCTACATAAGCCTTGATGCTTTCGGAGGTAGCCAATGTAGTATCGGTAGCGGTAGCCATTGTGTCGTCATCAATGACATCTGTCAGCTTGGCAAATGTTACGTTAGCGTCAGCAATCTTGGCTGTGGTTACATTAGCGTCCAGGATCTTATTTGTAGTAACAGCATCCGTAGCTAGTTTAGCAGCGGTAACACCGCCGTCACGAACTGTGATAGCCCCATTGCCGTTCAGAAATGTACTAGCGTTATCAACGGAGTCAGTCCCAAAGGTGGCTCCATCTACTAGAGAATTAAGCTTGCTTGCTGATAGCTGTTCTCCGTTGGAGAAATTTGTTCCTTTATTTATGATGGCCATAATTTAAATTGTTAAGATATTACTTGAAAAGCTTGGACCACATAGGTTACTCCAGTAGTAGACCCGCTTAAATGATACTCTAATTTACCCGATGAATCAGTCGTTACAACAACCGTTCCTCCCACTGATACACCTCCTGCACTTAACACACCAACAGAGGCTGCACCACTAACGGATGAAGGACCTACAAATGATGACCCTTTTGTTTTGAAAGATGCAACCCGAGAAGTCGATCCACCAAATACCTCCATAATCACCATAGCCTTGTTTGAGCCAACAACTGACGACAGGTCTAAATCAACGTAATTTACACCTGAGTAGATCAGTGCCCCTGTAGCCGTACTGACTTTTAAACCTGAGTTAGTGTCTACATAAGCCTTAATGCTTTGCTGTGTAGCCAGTGCTGTTGCGCTATCGGTTACTAGGTCGTCTTCGTCCAGTATCGTTACCTCTGCTGGGGCTGCTGCTCCACCGCTCACATTACCCAGTACAGTGTAGTCTGTTAGGTTCTCGATCTTGGCCTTGGTTACATTAGCATCTAGGATAGCAGGTGTAGTAACTGCATCGTCTGCGATTAATGCAGGAGTAATAGCATCATCAGCAATCAAAGCAGTAGTAATAGCATCATCAGCAATGTCAGCAGTCCCAATGGAGGCTGCAGTCAAGGCCGCCGTAGGCGAGCCAAGATCATTGAGCTTAGTAGATGTTACCGTTTCTGTAGGAGTAAATGAGTTCCCAGGAGTAATTGTAATTGTAGCCATAATTATTGTACGCTAGTTGTTGATCTTGATGCAGGTGCTCCTGAGACTTTTATTCCTCGGACTCTTGGGCGACCCTGTGTATTATTAATTGTAAATTGAATGCCGTATCCTCGGCGGTTACCTATTCTACCACGTATGGAAACATCCTCGTCAATGTCTAGGCTTCCGTCAATGTATGAACTCAGTGTATTAAGATCTACCTCTGCGTCAATGTTTTCTACTTCCGCTGAAATATCAAAGTCGGACTGCTCCGAATTACTGGATTGCACGTGCATCTCAAATTCATTCCAACGCTTACGACCGAAGTCATTAAAGGTAAACTGACGGGTAGTTACTTCAGCAGGGATGCTGTAAATAACACCACTCTGTTCTCCTTGGACTGGAATGGTAGTAGCCAGTCGATCAACGCCATCGGGTCGAGCATCAACCTTGTGAAGCCCTCCAAGGGCATTCACTGCGTATACTGCACGGTCACTTTTCTTACCAGCTACAATTAAGCTCTCGATGTCCCAGTCCACATCAGAGGTGTTATCTACGGACTCCCACTGCTTGTTAATAAAGTTAAACACAAGGATAGTATTATTGACGGTGCTTGATCCAGTCGGAACAGCAATGTAGTAGCGATTGTTAAAGTAAACAGCTACGGACTGATCCCAGTACTGACGGTTAATCTTATCAATGGTAGTCTGGATGCTACTACTTAGTGGTAGTTCGCTACCACGAAGGTTGTACAAATCCTGGAAGTTTGCTCCGTATACACCATTGTCAGAAAGGAACATTATGTTGTTACCAATTTGAACAATCGTCTTACGGGCCAAGCACCCTACCTCGCTTGTAATTAATTGAACCGAAGCAGACTCAGGACTGCTGCCCTGCACTAAGTGAATTGAGTTACGGTTAAATACTACTAGCTTGTCATCCGCAAAGGATAGTAGTCCAACGTTAAAGTCCGCAGTTCCAGCATTGAATCTGTACTGACCATATATCTGGTCATAGGTATCTGCGTCCAAGATGTCAGATATAATAACTTCGTCCAAGTTATCACGGGCTGTATAATCTCCCTCTGCATTATTAACCGTATAGCGATACGGCATAACCAGCCTACGCTGGTGATATGTAGCATAGGGAGGTGCTGGCATATGAGTAAAGCCCAGTCCTACTGATACCTTCCGTGTAAATACTGGAGTAGCAGTTAAACTAGCCCCATCCGTAATGTGTGTATCAATTGAGTCCGCCTGTACCCAGAACTCAAATCCGTGAGCTAAATTAACTGTTCCAGCTAATGGAGTATTATTATTAGAAAAATCGGCTGTATAAAAAGAGAATGAACTATCGGTGCGTTCAGCAACAAACCTTGCTCCGTTGATCCCAGCACTTGTACTAAAACCAGCAAGCTCAATTGGATCTCCAACCTCAAAGGTATTACCAGAAAGCAATAAAGTTACCTTGTGAAGACCGTCGTAGTCCCCTCCTACTATTGGGCCAGTTATAACCTGATCTCCACCTGCCGCACCAATAGTACTTGTTGGTCCACCCTCAAATACTTTAGCTACAACAAACTCGGATCCAACCTGTAAACCAGAGGTCTGATCGCCTTCATTTGTTTCTGCACCGAGTACAGTAATAACTGAACCAACAGAAACACCGTCGGACTGATGAACAATACCTCTGCTTTCAATGATAGCAAAGTCACCAGCAGCGCAGACAATTTCAGTAGGTTGACTGTATACTCCACTGGCAACAGGTGAAAACCCAGATCGAGCTGTACCTGTACCCGTTAGTGGAATAACCTCTACGTCTACTGTATCACCAACTGCATATGTAATCCCAGTTGTGCCAGCTACGTCATTCCAGTCAGTGTCCCCAAGGGCAGTAATGATATATGTTTTACCTACTAAAAGTTCTGTTGAATCAACATCAGCAAAGATGCCGTCCCATTCCAGTGCAGTCTGACCATCACGGAATAGGAACACCTTGTTAAAGGCTTGAATCATATCTGAAAACGGCGGAGCCGTTTCTCCTGACTGATATGGAAGGTCGTACGTAATGCTAGGATCCGCTAGGTTAATGGCCAGTGCGCTTACATTGGAGCCAAGTATAACCCACTGACTTGCTGAATCCCCTGGGTTGCTGTAGGAAGTACTAGCGTAAACCTGTGAAATTCCACCTTGATCCAGCAGCATATTGTAACCAATGACTGATGAACCCTCTACATCATTTAACGTAAAGTCCAAGACCTGTGGAAGCACTACTGGCAAAGTATATGTTGCATCTGCCCCGACTAAAGCATACGTAAGAGATTTTGTGCTGCCGTTATCTGTTACAGAAGTAAGTTCAAAAGTCCCATTGGGATCTGTATCTGCCCCAAACGGAATACCGCTGACTGTAATTTCGTCCCCTGTAATAAACACGTGACCTGGCTCAACGGCTGGGTCATCGATAACAATAGTAACTACGTTACTAGTTAGGGAGGCGGACCTAATTGTAGTTGGCAGTAAGCCAACAACTGAAGGAACTGTTTCCAATTCGGAAGTAGTTGGAAGTCGAAGAACATCGTCACCACTAGCAAAGGGAGCCTTAACTAAATCAATCCCTGGTCTAACTTGCCATTCACCATTACGCCCAAGCCTACCATTGTTACTGGTCGCTAATATACCACGTTGCAATTGATCGGGACGCAGGTAGTCATTAAACCCAGTGTACCCCATATCGAGGTCCTCTAGGATCTTATCGTCTTTTGCTCCGTATGTGCGGTATTCAGGCATTATGTTTTAGCAGTCCCAAGCCTTGCGGCTCCAGTAGTTAGCAGATAGTTTATTGGTCTTACCTTTGATCCCACCACTGCGAGCGCAGTAGCTTTTCTTACGCTTTGGCTGATCCTTCTTGATGCTCATATTAGCATCTCCGAATCGTACGATCTTTTCTGTCCCACCTTGGCAGGCTTTCACGACGAACTTCTTACCGCCTTGTACTTCACGGCGGGGTACGTTGCACTTCATCTTGGATTTGTCAGGCACTACTTGCCCTTCTTTCCCCCACGTTCACCACAGGATCCTTTGCCAGCATTTTTTGTTTTTCTTCCGTACATAATATTATT